CTATGATGACGTGTTTGTAAATAAATGATCAAGTTTATTCGCTGCTTCATGGTCTGCTTTTTGGAGTGCATGCCCGTATATGTCCATGGTCACTCGAATATCCGAATGGCCGAGCCGTTCGGCAATAATTTTTGCGTGCACTCCTTGGTTAATTAATAAAGTGGCCGAAGTATGACGAAGATCGTGAAGACGAATATAGCGGATGCCAGCACGCTTTGTAAAACGCCGCCACCAGGTGGTAGGAGTGGTCGGATAAAAGTGACGACCATCGATATTGCAAAATAAGTACTCTTTTTCTTCCTTCCATAAGTCTCCCGCCTGCAGTTTTTGTTTTAGCCAGTGCCGGCGGTATAATTTTAATTCGGCGATGACGGAATTTGGTAGGGAAACGAGACGATTGGACTTTTTCGTTTTTGGGCTTTTTTCCACCGAGCCTTTTCGTCCTTTAACAATCGCTTTGTTAATACGAATCACGCCATTTTCCAAGTCAACATTCGACCATTCCAAGCCTAACAGTTCCCCTCTCCGTAATCCTGCAGCGATGGCTAATGTCGTAAAAATTCTCCAGTGAAAAGGTTCGTTTTGCACGGCCCGAAACAGAGCTTCAACTTCTTTTTCGTCGTATACTTGAACTTCTTTAACAGCTTCTTTCTTGCTTTTCGGCTTTTTGACTGCGCTGGCCGGATTGGATTTAATGATTTGCCATTCGACAGCTCGTTGAAGAATATTTCTAATGGTTAGATAGGCATTTTCGATTGTTCTTGTTGAAAGTGGCTTCTTTTTGCCGTCTGCTCTTTTGATCTGGTCTAAAAAGTTTACAATGTGAACTGGCTTAATCTGATCGATTCGCATATGTCCGAGAGCGGGGAGGATGTGGTTTTTGATATGGGATAAATAATTATTCAAGGTTGTTTCCGATAGTTCTTTTACCGCGTATTTGGTTTCCCACTCTTTAATAAAATCGGCTAATTTCATTTTTTCAGGAGCGATGTATTCGCCAGCTTCGACTTCCACCTTGAATTTCAGCAATTCCTCATTCAAATAATCGCGGAGCTTTTTAGTTGTCTTAAGCAAAGCCTCATCCTCGATGCGAATCGTTTTGGTACGTCGAAGCCGTTTTCCCTTGGCATCATAGCCAGCTTCCACTACCAACAAGAATGAACTCTTCCCTCGACGTTGAATGCTCGCCACATTCATCACCTTTTTCTAAAGGGTTAGTTGTTAGTTTTCAGCGATCAGATTTTCGTAAAAAGTAAAAATAAAAACTTTCAAAGCCGCGTCGTGTGATTTGTTTTCGTTTCCCTGTTCCGATATCTATCGTAAAAGACCATGTATATCCTTTTTTGTTTTTCGCTTTTACTTTTCGGAAATAGGCCATCGCCATCCTCCTTTTTACTTACACAGTCATTCAATACTATTATCTTAAGGGGATTTTCGGAGAATGTTTGGTACAATTTTTGACGTTCTACCTTTGGAATGTGCTAATTTTAGTTTCATTACTCGATTGTTTGACTAATATACGGTTTTTAACCTGTGTTAAGCGTTCTTCACATAACTCTGGTGTTACTTTAAACATATTTGACATATGCTCAATTATGTATTGCTCGTCCCAGTTAATGAATTTCAACATATGAAAGGGAATAGCAGCATACTTAGTAAAATGATTTGCATCCCGTTCTTGTAGCTCTCGAAAAGCCTCCGGCATCATACTCTGTACACCAACGTGTCGTAGAACGTGGCACAATTCATGAAAGAAAGCCTCCCGTTTTTCTTCTTTAGAAAGACGCGAATCGACGACAATGCATCGGAATCTCCCTACAACTTGGTGAGTGGAAGGAAACGGCCTTTCACGAAGAAAAATACCTAATTTTCTTGAAATTATTAACGGACTAATATCCTCTGGGCGAAAAATCTTTAACCTTGTATAAAATCTAGTCACCCAATCCTCTAACGCGGTCGTGTAGTAGCGGCGTAGCTCCATATGTACCCCTCCTAAGGGTATTATAGGAACAAATGTTTGGTTCGGCAATAAAAAGAAAAAATCTATAATTCAGACTATTTTTTGTTGAATCTATTATGATAATTTTAATGAATTTTTTGATAATTCATTGAACACGGATAAATCGATTATTAAAAATCTAACTAAGGCTATTTAATCTGAGTTGAATTTTTTATTCGATAAAAGAGTAAATTATAAATGTATCGAATGAAGATTGACTCTTTCTTTAACGTAAAATATAATCTAATTATTCGAATATATATATAATGAAGGTGGTATCGAATGAGTGAAAAGGTTTTGAAACACCTCCCAGAACTTGTACGTGCTTCGCTAGAAGGGGATAAACGAACTGTCGAATTATCCACATTAACAATTATTAGGAAAATCAAAAAGGAATATCCAATAATTTCGAATGAGTTAGCGAAGATATTATCAACTTATAGTGCTGGAGCACCACTAACAAGGTCATTAGGAGTTGAATCTCCTCCGGTAGATAAAGACTCTTTTTTGTCTTTAGTCAAAATTACGGATAATACTACATTTGAGGAGCAAATTGTTTTAGAGGAAAACGTTGAGGAGAAGATAAACCGTTTTCTAAAAGAAAGAAGTCTAATGGAAAAGTTAATTAGTAATGGAATAAAACCACCTAACAGCCTTTTGTTATTTGGACCACCTGGGGTTGGTAAAACTATGTTGTCTAAATATATTTCGCATAAATTGTCTCTTCCTTTAATTACTTTAGATTTAGCTTCTTCAATATCAAGTTATCTAGGTAAGACTGGACAAAACATCAAAAAAGTATTGGATTATGCTAAATTGAAGCCGTCTATACTGTTATTAGATGAATTTGATGCAATAGCAAAAAGACGTGATGATCCTACGGATCTCGGAGAGCTTAAACGCATTGTAAATGTACTCTTGAAAGAATTGGAAGAGTGGCCAAGTCATTCTGTATTAATTGGGGCTACAAATCACCCTGAATTTTTGGATAAGGCTATATGGAGAAGATTTGATCTAAAGATTGAAATGGGTTTACCAAATGAAGAGCTTCGATATAAATTATGGACCAAACATCTTAGTAGAGATATAATAAATTTACCAGATGACTTTATATGGGTAATAAGCAAAACTTTGGATAATGTAAGCGCCTCTGATATCAAGCAAATTAGTGAACGTGTTCTTCGACAAGTTATTCTTGATGAAGATGATCCAAAGAAGATACTTATCAAAACAATAAAAGAAATATATCCTGATGTTCCATCAAATTTTAATAAACAAATGATAAAACTTATTAAAGAATATTACGGCAATAAGTTATCCCAAGCTAAAATAGCAGAAATTATGGGAATTAGTCCATCTACTGTAAACCATCATCTAAAATCTTTAACTCAATGATTTTAGAACGGGGGGAAGAGGAATGGAAAATGGGAATAATAAGGAATACTTTCCTATTATCGGATATGGAGAAAAGATGATAGAAGCAGTTAAAAAAAATTTTGGTGGTAATGGCCCTACCTATCCGAGAAGTTACAATGAAGCGCGAATAAGGGTAAAAAAACAAGTTGAAAATTTAAAAAAAGAAATACAGGAAATACCTGAAGAAAAAAGAATGAAGGAAATTGTTGTAACTTTACGACTACACGAAAAATTTCTTGCAAAAACCTATACCCCCAATACGCTTTTTAAAGAGACGAGATTTGAAAATATTGGCTCTAGACGTTGGAAATTTTACCGTGGTGATGAAGAAAAATATAGTAAGATGCATTTTGTAAAGGTAGATATTGATAGTTTAACCAATTTTGAGAATATTCTTGAGTCCAATGAACATGCTTTGTCGGATAGTTTAAAAAATGATATTAGAAAACTTGAAGATATATCAATTCTAAAAAAGAATGAGGTTATCCAAGGATTTGAGGAAGAGTGGGAAGAAGGAACAGTTGAGTTTGTTCTTCATCCTTTTGGTGATGAAAATGATGACATGATAAGAAAATTTAAAAATATTTTAAATAAATTTGGCATAGAGGATAAAAATTTAAAGATTAAAACTTATAGTGGTGGACCGACTTTTATTAGTGCTTATGTTAATAAGCAGGTTGTTAAAGAGGTAGCGGATTTTAATCCGCTCAGGACGGTACATCCACTTAAAGTGAATTTCTTTCCAGGTTTAAGGAATTCGGATATTGAGCCTGTGTTATTAACTCCTCCTCGTGGTAATAGTGTTTCACAAATAAAGGTGGGAATTTTTGATGGTGGTATAGACACAACTCATCCATTTCTAAATAAATTTGCGAAAGAAAATAAATCTGTACAATCAACGCCTGTTCAGGAGGGGATAAATCACGGTACAGCAGTAGCTGGTGTTGTTTTATATGGAGATCTTAATCAATACGAGGCTAATACGCAGCTTGAAGATCCGATTGTTTTTGTTGAAAGTTTTCGTGTACTTCCTCAAAGTGATCCGACAGATCTTGATTTGTACGAAGCAATTGATTTTATTGAGGAGGTTGTACCGACAAGAAATGATATTGATGTATATAATTTATCTTTTGGTCCTATAGGTCCTATTTTGGATGATGAAATCTCTAGATTTACGTTTTCATTAGACCAGCTAGCATGGAATTTCCGTAAGTTGTTTGTTGTAGCGGTGGGGAATGATGGGGATAAACCAAGCCCATTAAATCGTATCCAAGCTCCTGCAGACTTAGTGAATGGGTTGGGAGTTGGTGCTTATACATTTGATTACCGTACAGGAGAAAAAATTCGAGCATCTTACAGTTGTGTAGGTGAAGGAAGAGAAGGGTGCAAGGTTAAGCCTGATGTATGTGCTTTTGGTGGAGATTCCAGGTTCCCTATTCACCTTCTTAGTACAGATCACAGTAAAAAATGGTTAGCCCAAGGAACAAGTTTTGCTGCTCCGATTATAGCTAGTAAAGCCGCTGAAATTTTAGGGAGATGTAATCAATTTAGTCCGTTAGTGGCTCGTGCTTTAATAATTCACGCGGCGCAGAATCCAAACAAAGTAGATAATTTAATAGGTTATGGAATTGTAGACAAAACTGTTGACGACATTTTAAAGTGTGAAAAAAATTCTGTTACCATTATTTATTCAAGTTCATTAAATCCAAGTTCAATGGCTAAACTTCCTATACCTTTACCGTTCAGTACTCAGTTATCTGGAGAAGTTGAGTTATCGTGGACAATTGCTACTTTGTCAAAAGCGAATGCTCTTCATGTTGAGGACTATACTGAATCTGCAATTGAGGATACTTTTTATCCTCATAGCAAAAAATATAAATTTACCAAAGACCTGAGTAGTGGGAAAAAAATAAGTCGTACTCTACATATTGAAGAAAATCGGCAAGAAATAGAAGAATTATTAAATGATGGCTGGACACAGAGTCTATTACCAGCTTCGAGTACAACCGAGAAATACCAAACGGAGCAGGCTAGAAGAGGCGAATTAAAATGGGATACTGTTGTGAAAAGATGGACAAGAAAGCGTGCTAATTCTTTATATAGACCTTTCTTAGTGCTTCATGGGCTTGGAAGAAATGGTAGTGCAGATCGTATTGATTATGCTGTTGTGGTGACAATTAGTGTTCCAAAATATCAAGGGAATCTTTATGAAGCAATTTTAAATGAATACAAAGTGTTAGAACCAATTCATATAAGAAATAGAAATGAGATTATGATTCCTATTCGTTAAAACTCCCTTCTGATAGTGAGACAAGGATTTCCATTGATTAAAAAAGAGGGTGTCCCAAAAGTGACGGGACACCCTTCTGTGCTACCGTATATACGCATCGAACAATAAGAGAAAAACTATATGGTATTCCGTTTGTGGTCAAACAAACTTTTGAATCAGTCTCTTTTTATTATGTTGTTTTAATATCACGGTTGATTTGCTTTTTTATTTTGATATATTGAAAATATTGATTTTGGGAACGGTCATAAACATAAGGCTTTTCAAAATTCTCATCATCTAGTTCAGTAAAGACCATTCTGTCTGTATCGAAAGAGTACCTAAAAGCAAGAGTTTTTTCTTTGATCTCTTCCTCGGAAATCAATTTAATTATGTAAAAAAAGTCTTCCCGTCGTTTAAAAGGTCTCGTAGCCAAATTATAGACCAAAAATAAGAAAAGAGGAGTTATTATTAGATTAAAAGCGTCTTTATTGAATTTCCATTTTCCATAATAAAAATAATGAGTTGTTGCTAAGTAATAAAGTATTAAACTAGTTATGCAGTTTATAACTAGTAACCAGAATGTAGCTTTGGGACATAATTGCTTTTTTTTAAATGTTTCTATGCATATTTTTAAGAGAATAAGGATGAGAGTAATGAAGAATATATGTAAGCATATGCGTAATAATGTTAGGAAAAAAACATTTGCAGTAAATAATTTTTCTCCAATTAAAAAGGTATAAAAAGTGGCTACCCCTACATAGAAAATTAAAAAGAAGAAAACATTTTGTATGTTAACTAAAAATTTATTTATCTGACTTTCGTATTTTGTGATAAACAAATGATCTAAATCATTAAAAGTATTAGCTGCTAAAAATTTTTTGAAAAAAGGGAGCAAAGTTACAATGGTTGCGGCGATCAATAATAGAATTTTAGGAAGAGTATTAATATGATTTAACTGTTTGAAAAAATCTTCTATTTTCGTTGGTTCAATTAGAACTGTAAGCATATGAACCTCCCCAGTATATCTACTTGGTATTTCTTAGTTCCTACATCAACAATTGCTACATTAATTTAGTTTTTGTTTTCTGGTCATATCCCATTTTTCCTATGAAAAAATAAAGACACCAAAAATCAATCTCCGGTGTCTTCTCTTGTTGCCTTATTCTTTTCTTTTGCCTTGTGAACAACCCACTCGAAGTGCTTGATGATTTCCTCGATCTCTTCCTCCGATAGGCTTTTCCACTTCTCGATATCGAAAAAGCCCATTTGTTCAATGCCGTATTCTTTGATGAGCTGATTGATTTTTGCCAACGTTCCTAACTCTTTATCATCATCCTCTGGTGGATTTGGGTTATCGGTACGGCCTAAAAGGTAGTCGGTAGTAACACCAAATACGTCAGCAATTTTGGCTAACTCGTGATCCTCGACATTTCTTTTGCCAAGTTCTATACGGTTAACAACACTATAGTTTATACCCACTCTTTTTGCGAATTCTCTTTGAGACCAATCACGTTCTTCTCTAAGTTCTCTTATACGATCTCCTACTTGTGACATTATTTCACCAACCTTTAAATAGCCGTCCTATATAAAATTTTAACATGTTTCCAAAACGGAAATAAAAAAATTTCTAAAATAGCAACAAAAAATATTGACGTTTCTAAAATAGAAACATATAATAAAGTTGTAAGTTGTTTCTAAAACAGAAACAGGGAGGTGGGAAATAATGAAGCAAATTAACCTTGATTTTATTAAAACCAAAAGAGAAAATTTAGGAATAAGTTTACAACAGATGGCTCATTATCTAGGTTTTAAGAACGCATCAACTTATTTAAAGTACGAAAAAGGTGTATATGCGTTCAAAGCAGATCACTTACCGATATTAGCTGAAGTTTTGGAATGTGATTTACAGGATTTTTTTGCTCTTGATGTTGCTGTTTTAGCAACATAAAATTTAGAAAAAGAACCCGCCTAAGGAGGTGAGCTAAATGAATCTCGAACAACGTCTTTCCGAATTAGAAGCACGTGTTTCTCGGCTTGAAAAAGAAGCCGCCGCGGCAACGACGGCTCCGAAAGATGATACAGCTCATGATTCCATCGAATTATCAGTCTATATAACAGGATACGCCATTAAAAAGATGTTTGATGTTGATAAAGTTGGAAAAAGTACTATGAGTGTTGAGTTTTTGATTTTCAGTAAAGATGACGGTCTCTCTAAATTTGAAAAGATTTTAAAAGAATTATCTTGTTTTTGTCGTGAGAAAAACAAGAATTTTTGGCTACAAGTTTAATTTGTTCTTGATATAACTGCTTGCAAGCTCAGCTAGGATGTTAAGCGAGACACTCGACAATTTTGATGCTGCTTGTTTGGTCAGTTTCCATACTCCATCGTCCCTAATGTTATCAAGAAAAAGGTGACCATTATAGGTAAGACTAGAGACGATAGCATCTGTTCCGTCCAATGTTACTAAAACATCAGCATTAATAAAACCAGCTTCCTTGAGTTTGGAAATCGTATAAACGATGTCATCAAGGCTGTACTGTTGTAATCTTGGCTTTTGTTGAAGTCTTACAGCATCTAAAGGCTCATTTATTGAGAGTTCTTCTTCAATAGTTAATAAAAGATTTCGCACACAATCCTGATTAAGTTTCACAAAACTCCACCTCCTTCCATCTTCTTATTTTGACAAGAAGGAGGAAAATCCTACAAGGAGGCGATCCGATGGAACGAAAAACGCTTACTGTCCAGGAGGTTGCTGAGTATCTCGGCGTTCATCGCGACACGATTTATGCGATGGTGCGTCAAAAGCAAATCCCTCATTTTCGAATCCGACGCCGTATTTTATTCAGTCGTGAAGCGATTGATGCGTGGATCCGAGAACAAGAATCTACGATTGTGGCGATGTAAGTGCCTCTATTCATAGCATATCATGCATATTTGTAAAGATTGGTAGAAAGGGGAAAAGGAAACATGAAACGTGGTAGAGCCGCCGACGCGGTCAAAGCGGCAAGGAAAGCAGCCAATATGACCCAGCAGCAGCTTTCCTTTGAAATTTATGAATCTCGTGAATCTATTTCACATCAGGAGAACGGCCGCTACCGAGTACAGCCCAATATCTCGAAATACTTTGCGGAAAAGCATAACAATCCGTGGGTTGCACTCGAGGCAGCAGCCGAGTACGTAGGGTGGGGACCTGTGAAGCTGGATGGAGAAATGGTCGATCTTCATCGGGCAAGCGTGGCGATGAAAACGCGTGAAGAACTTGCCGAAGCGCTTGAAGCGATCGAAAGCGTCTGTGTCGCCAATCATCCTCGGTCTATACGAGAGTTTGACAAACAGCGCTTGGAAGAAGCAATTTTACAGGCGATCGATGCGATCGTTGCGCTTACACAGTATGTTGCGGTCATTTGCACAGATTACGGTTTTTCCTGGATTAAGATGTGGCAAAAGCATCGTGCGAAACTGCAATCGAAAGGATTCGTCCGAAAATGAAAGGAGTGATTTTAAATGTACGCGGTACTTTCAGCAAGCCGATTGATGAAAGCGGCAGAGGTTAGGGAAGTTTGCGCGGAACTGCGGAACAATCCAACGTTGTTGATGGCATTAGAGTTAGCAGCCAAAGAAACACTTTACCAACGATTAAAAGAAAAAGCAGCAAGCTAAACGGCTCACTGCCACTAAAAACCATTCCTAAATTTAAAATACCATCACTTGCGACATAAAGCAAGTTCGGCAAGCTAATGCTTGTCGACGGCAGTGCAAGCCGGTGGGTGTTCCCCCAGCCTGCTGACATGCTTGCACTCCGGTCGATGTGCATTAGCACATCACTTTGATACCTATATGAAAGGAGGGAGAATGTTGACACGCGAGGAGAAAAAAGCGCTTCGGATGCAAATCATTAAGTTGTTAGACAGTTGCGGCGAATGTAAGTATCGCAGAAAGGAAAAAACAAGTATCACTGTTTGCCCAAATTGCTCAATCGGCGAGAAGTTACAGCGATTAGGAAATCTTTTGATAGTAGAAGAACCGAAAAGACAACAACCACTTCGACAGTTTATGCGGTGGACCAAGGAAGAAGAGTTCTATCTTTGGCATCATCAGAACGTATTACCATTAGACAAAATGGCTAAGAGACTTAATCGTTCGCCCAGAGCCGTTTATCTAAAACTGTGGAAATTACGAAAAAAAGGAGGTATCATCCATGCAAATTGAAAACCCAATGGTTCTTCGTCCGATCGTTGAGGATGGGCATTGGGGAGTAGATGCACTTGGCGATGAAATTTTTTACGGAGACATCATTTTTGAGTTCCCAGACGGGGAAATTGTGCTGGCAGAAAATCTACCAGAATATCTCATTAAATTCCTTGGTGTCCAAGAAAAAACAGCTGAATAAAAAACGCCTCACTTGGCAGAGTGAGACGTTAAGGAAAAGGTGATTCCTTATTACTCAGATCGTTATCTTTAGCGTACAGGAATCACCAAAAAAAATCAAGTGGAGGGGAAAACATGGCGATTCCGTTAACCAAATTGCGAATGGTTAGTACGTTGGACATGTCAGAAGAAGAGTGGCTTCAGTGGAGAAAAAAGGGAATTGGCGGTAGTGATGTCGCTGCCATCCTTGGGCTAAACAAATACAAATCAGCGTTTACCGTTTTCCTCGAAAAAACGACGAATTACACCGAACGTGTCCATAACGATGCAATTGAAGCAGGAAAGCGATTAGAACCAGTCATTGCTGAATGGTTTGAGGACAAAACAGGCTTGAAAACTGCCAAAGTCAATGCCATCTTGCAACATCCCGAATATCCGTTTATGTTGGCCAACATCGACCGTCGCATTGTCGGACGATCGGAAGGGCTTGAAATTAAAACGGCAAGCGAGTATTTCAAAAAAGAATGGGAAGGCGATGAAGTCCCTCTTCCGTATCTTCTCCAATGTAATCATTACATGGCCGTGACAGGATATGATGCTTGGTGGATCGCTGTTTTGATTGGAGGGAACAAACTTGTTTACAAAAAAATCGAGCGTGATGAAGAAGTAATTCGCTTACTCATTGAAAAGGAAAAAGAGTTTTGGGAACAACACGTCGAAGCGAACGTTCCGCCCGAATACGATTCGTCCGATAATTGCACAAATTACCTTCATGAGCAATTCCGCCAATCCGTACCGGGGGAAATTGCACTTCCTTCGCAAGCAGAAGACCTTATCCAAGGCTACTTACATGCAAAAGAACAGATTGAGTTTTTTTCGGAGCTGAAAAAGAAATACGAAAACCAGCTGAAAGGGTTGCTTGGAGAATACGAAGTGGGAACATTTCAAGACTACAAAATTACGTGGAAGCGTTACGAACAATCTCGTTTTGATTCTCAACGCTTTAAAAAGGATCATCCAGATTTATATGCGCAATATCAAAAAAGTGTCAGCATGAGTAAATTTACAGTGGCATAGGAGGAAGAAAGATGGCCAAACAAGCAGACTTAAAAAATAAGCTAGCGAACAAAAATAGCACGAATCCAACAGCATATTTAAAAAATTTAGTGTACGCACCAACGGTTCAACAAAAATTCAAGGAAGTTTTAAAAGAAAAAGCAGCTCATTTTCTAACATCCTTAATCAGTTTAGTCGATTCAAGTCCCGATTTACAAAAATGCAATCCGATGACGATTATTGCTTCGGCGATGAAAGCAGCCACATTGGAATTACCCATTGATAAAAATCTTGGTTACGCTTGGATCGTTCCGTACAAAAATGTGGCCACCTTTCAAATCGGCTATAAAGGCTACATTCAGTTAGCTCTTCGCACCGGTTTATATCGCTCGATTAACGTGATTGAGGTGTATGAAGGGGAGCTTCGGAAATGGAATAGGCTTACCGAAGAACTGGACATTGACGAAGGAGCAAGGAAGTCCGATCATGTCATCGGTTATGCAGGCTATTTTGAGTTAACGAATGGCTTTATCAAACGAGTCTACTGGTCTAAAGAGGACATCGAGAGACATCGCAAAAAATTTGCTAAATCTGATTTTGGATGGGAAAACAATTATGACGCGATGGCTAAAAAAACAGTTTTACGCAATATGCTCTCTAAATGGGGAATTCTTTCTATCGATATGCAGAGAGCATACGTCAACGATATCGACGATCCAGAACAAACGAAAGAAGTCATTGATGTTGAATGGAGCGAAATCATCGAAGAAGCCAATGTGGCTAACTCTCCAGAACAACAGGAGATCGTATTTGAACAATGATGAAGTGGGAAATCAAAGTCCTCCTCCCTCGCTGGATTTGGGAGGAGGCGAAAGACATCGAGCATTTCAAACAGCTTGTTCTTACGTATATGCAAAGGTATCCGGAATATATCGTTCGGTCGGTCAAAGGGCGGTTTGCGGTTTGTGAGAGGAGGGAGTAGAGATGGACTACGAAAAAGAAATCCACGCCTTTTATGATTGGCTCGAAACAAATTCGCTCCCCCCATCAGCAATTGTTTTATGGCACGCGTTAATGCACATAAGCAATAAGGCTGCATGGGCCACTGAATTTGCGGTAGCCAAATCATTGCTCGAGGCGAAAACAGGATTAAAAAAAGATGCCATCTACTCCGCGAGAAACATTTTAAAGCAAAAAGGCAGGATCGATTTTAAGGAGAGAGGAACACGAGCAACGGTTTATAGAATTATTCCTTTTCATGAATCCAGCTTGTCGGAAAACTTGTCGGAAAAACCGACAAGTGAATATCACTCGTCTGAAAAACCGACAAGTAACCCGACAAGCGACTGCAACTTGTCGGAAAAACCGACAAGTGAGGCGACTATAACCCGACAGATAGACCGACAAGCAACCCGACAAGTAGACCGAACATATATACACAACAATAGACAGATAGATAGACAGACGGACAGACAAACGCGCGCGTCTTGGTCCGATATTGAGTGTGCTTGGCAGGAAGTATTTGGCATGGTCATGAAACCGAACCATATTGAAATGATTAATGCCTTTATGGACCAAGATGGCATGGATGAGTCACTCATTTTAGAGGGGATTGAGCGTGTAAGGCAAGCTGATAAGCCAGTTTTGAATTATTTATGGCGGACGTTAGCGAATTGGGCGAAACAAGGTATTCAAAACATTCGCGACTTGCTGGAGTATGAAAAAAATCGAGTCGATGCTCCTACAGGCAATGTTACACCGTTCCCGAAAAAAAGCCGGTTGGAAGCGAATTACGATGCATTAAAAGCATATGCAAAAGAACACGGGATTGATTGGGGGTGAGGATCATGAATCGCCAAGAAGCACTGGATATTCTTTGGCGCATTGCGGCAGCGTACACTCAGTTTGACTTGCAAGGAGAAATCGGCAAAAAACGGGTGGAAGTATGGACGGAATGTCTTGAAAAAATGCCGTATGACCGTGTACTACAAAACGTGAACAAGCACATTAGTGAAAGCAAATTTCCGCCGACAATTGCCGAAATATCTGCCTATGATCCGCCCAAGAATGAATTTTTAACGCAATACGATGAGTGGTTGCAGCAAGGACGGGAGCGGATTGAACATGAACGAAATCGTTGAATACGTTTCAAAAAACGATGCAATGAACGCGGAAAATATGGTTCTCGGAGCCATTTTCATTGAACCGGATTTAATTCATGAGACCATTCTAGACGTCGAACATTTTACCTACGCCCGAAATCGCCTATTGTTTCAAACGATGCGGGCACTCGCCGAAGAAGGGATTCCAATCGACCCGGTTACCGTTGTTGAAAAGCTAGGGGAACGTGTTGAAAACGTCGGTGGGGTGTCCTACATCACGCAATTAGCCACTTCTGTTCCAACGACAGCTAACTTTGACACATATCAACGTATCGTTCTCGATCACTTTAAACAACGAACACTCATGAGAGTAGCTTCGGAATTTTTAAATGAACCTGTACCGGAAAAGGCGGAACGCTTTTACCGTACGTACATCGAAATGCAGGAAATCGGGCGGAGTAAGAAAACTTCGAAAAAAGACGTGCTTTATGAAATTTTCGAAGAAATGACAGAAGACAAAGGTCTGCTGCGTGGAATTGATACCGGTTTCCGAGATCTTAATTATATGACTGGAGGACTGAACGCGGGTGATTTAATCATTATCGCCGCCCGGCCGTCGATGGGGAAGACAGCATTTGCGCTAAATCTTGCGATGAATTGCTGTAAAAACGGAGGTGTCGCTGACATCTTCTCGCTTGAAATGCCAGAAAAACAGCTCACACATCGAATCTTAAGCGCAATTTCCCACATTCCTGGTTCGAAATGGCGCAATCCGTATCGCTTATTTTCGAATGCAGATCGAGATAGCGCCATGAAAGCGATTGGTATTTACGATAGTTGGGCGATGCATATTCATGATGAGCCGCGCCAAACGGTTGCAGATATTCGGGCAATCGTCCGAAAAACAAAGCGCGAACACCCAGATAAACCGCATCTAGTGGTTATCGATTATTTGCAACTCGTAACGCCGCTCGGTCGATTTGAACGACACGACCTTGCGATTGGCAGCATTACACGCGAACTGAAGCAGATGGCCCGACAATTTGAAGTGCCGGTGATTCTGCTTTCCCAGCTGTCCCGAAATGTTGAACAGCGTCAAGATAAGCGTCCGATGTTATCCGATCTTCGTGATTCGGGCAGTATTGAGCAGGATGCCGATATCGTCATGATGTTATACCGCGATGATTACTACGACCGAGAAGCACAAAATAAAAACATCGTCGAAGTGAATATTGCCAAACATCGCAATGGTCCGGTCGGCACCATTCAGCTATTTTTCATGAAAGAGATTAGTAAATTTGTAGACATAACTCGAACATGAAGGGAGGAGCTTGTGTGAGCGCTCAGGAGGTATTCGAAAAAATGAAACGGCACTACCTGGCTACCGGAAACATCATGAAAGGACAGCAGTTTATTTGTGATATTGCGACAAAATTTTATGTGGAAGATGTCATCGAAGGAATCATGCATTTTAATCAGTTTTTAGATGAACAAAGGGAAATGAATGATAAAAATAGGCTAGAACTTGCAGAAGAAAACATGTGTGATATGCCCAAGTGAACTGGAAGAAAATACTTGATGTTTGATGAAGTATGGAAGAGTTTTCGGACGCTATAAAAAGAAGGGTGGGTGTGACATGAAAACCGGTTTAAATTTAGCGGTTCTCTTTGATATGCAGGAGGCGCTGGATCAGCACATCCGGTGTAAGCAAAACATCCCAGCGGATGCGGACCTAGTTCCGTATTTGGTCGATGCGCTTGATGTAGAAATTGCAGAGTTGCAAAATGAGGTCCGATATTTCAAGTTTTGGAGCGCTGATCGAAATATGCGGCGTGAAACAGCGCTAAGGGAATACGTTGATGGCTTGCATTTCTTCCTAAGCCTGGGATTAGCGTTCGGAATTCCTCGCGAATTTGAACCGATACCACATCACTACGATGACATCCGGAAACAATTCCGGGCGTTGAAACGCTACGTCTACATTATCGAGGGGCCGATGCAGTGGTATATCGCATTTAATCTTTTTCTTGGTCTTGGTGAACTTCTGGGATTCAGTTGGTCCGAAATCGCACGCGCATACGCGGAAAAAAAACAGGATCAACCATGAACGGCAAGAGGTGGGGTACTGATGCCTAAACAAAAAAACAAGGTATGGATTGAAATTCCTTCTCCTTTTCCTGGTGCTAGAGCATTTGCAAAGGGAAAATTAAGACTCATGGTCGATAGACCCTTCGGAAAGTGGCATATGAGCATCTCCCACCCTACCCGAAATCCGACCTGGGAGGAAATAAGAGACGCTCGTTATGAGTTTATTCCGAATGAAGTAACGATGGCGATGATTTTACCACCTAAAGAGGAATACGTGAACATTCACGAATATTGTTTCCACCTTCACGAAATTTAAGGGGTTGCTGGAATATTAGGGGGAATAATTCATGAATCAAGAACGACAGCACCTTATCGCTCATATTTGCAATTAGTAGGTTTGAAGCCAGAATACTTCGATGATTGGTCTGATGAACAGCTCGCGTTCTTTTTCAGCGATCTGATGGAGAGGTTGCGAAAACGATAAAACATGAACATTAATAAAAATAAAAAACCGGGATTCCTCCCGATCTCCTCTAACTTCATTATACCAGAACGGGAGGAATTCATGTGAGATTACAAGAATTAAAGATTAACCCTAGTACGATGAAGCTAGAAATTGATATAATGGAACAAAAAGGGAGTTTTGCAATCGTCGTTTGTGACGGGAAAGCCAAGATGGCCGAGTTACCAGCATACGGGGAAACGAAAATTATTACGCATCAAGGAAAAGTAAAACGTATTAGGTTTGATGAGGGGGAAGAGTTTTAGAGTGGATAAAACTAGATTAGAGCAAATAAAAATTAATTCTACTAATGCGTATCAGTATATGAAAAAAGTAAAAAAAGAGTATTTGTTAGGGAAAACATTAAAGGATAAATTAGAGTTCATTGAAATGTTTAAAAAGAATCACTCTAATGAAGAAATTGAATTTTTGTTTAATGAACTGAATTCTTATAAAGACAACAAATTATTTTTTACTAATGGATTCCAAGCTGTTTATATTCCATTATTTACAATTATGTTCACAGTTATAAATGCAATCTTTACTGGTCTGTTGAATTTTGTTAATTCGACTACTATGAAGTTACTTGAACAAGATAAGGGGTTTAAGAATATTAAGTCTATATTTAACTTTACTTCATTTTCCTATAATGAAATTATAAACATTGTAGTAATTCTAATTTTATTGGTCGTCTTGTTCTTTTCTTTTTATGTAATAATCAATTACTGTAGATATAAAAATTATCTAGAATTTTTATCCTATTTACAAAGTGTAAAAAACTTTAATGGTGAGGAAGAGAATTTAAGAGATTAAAATAAATTTTTAAGAAAAATAGTTCTACCAGCCAACTGGAGGACACTGAATGAGCTTAATGCTCGTTTGGTGTCCTTTTTGTTTTGGAGGTGCATTTTATATGCAACAACTTATCGAAGAATACAAGCAATCACTAAAGGAAGCACGAAAAATGTACATTAAAGCTAGTGAAGAAGATAAAAAGATTATTGCTGGAATGATCTCTGATCTGGAATATGCAATTGAATGGATGAAAACTAGCAAGATGCCAGGAAACAGAAGAGGCATTGAACGAAGAGCAGCGTATCAACGGGAGAAGCCTTTCGATCCGTTACTGATGCAGAAATTTTTCCGTTCGAATGAACCAGTTTATGAATGGGATAATCACGAAAAAGAAAATGTCATTACGAGTTGGGATCGGGAGCGAATTGAGGATGCATTATCTGTACTGACTGATCGGGAAAGGGAAGTATATCTAATGTCGCGTGGGTATTGTCTAACGTATAGTGAGATTGCGAATTATCTCTGCATATCGTCCAGCAGTGTACAAACAATGATCGAAAGAGCTGAAAAGAAAATCAAAAAACGTATAAACGAAAGCCTCTTCTGCCTTTGCGGGTGAAGAGGCTTTTTATAATTTATTTATCGGTCGGTAGCGCCAAGATGCTTCTTTAATGCTTCTTGAAGAATTTGGGAGTAGTTCACGTTATGTTCTTTCGCTAGATCATCAAGCCATTTCGGGATAGTCAACGTCTTTTTAACGGCTCTGTTTTCCATTTCATGTCTAAAAGGTGGCATCCATACCTCGATGAACACGATTACTTGATTGTTTTCTGTTTGAATTTCCGATACTTTTGAAGGCTGAGGAATCTCTTCATTTTCCTGCTCCAAGCCGTATAAGTGTAATGCCATCGCCTCTTTAGCCATTTTAAAAGCTTCTTCTTCTGTATCTCCGCAAGTAAAGCAGCCAGGAAGATCAGGAAACTCAACAGATATTCCATCGCTACCGTAATCGAAAATAGCTGGATAAATATAGCGGTCTTTTTTGTGCATATATGTTAACCTCCTTTAGGAGGGGCTTATAATAGCCCCGCCTGTTTGAGTATGCTTTTTACTGTTTTGATCGGTAAGTTTTTCTTTGGATGGGGGATGGTTACTAGTCCGGGTTTACTGGGATGTTTAAACTGATGATGACTGCCACTTGTTCTTACTATGTACCATCCATCTTGTTGTATGATTTTTATTAATTCCTTTGAAGAGTAACTCTTCATTTCCCTCCCTCCTGGTTATATTATAACACGTATTATAATACGTATCAATAGCTTTTAATCAATTTTTTGTTTTTTTGTTTTTTTTGTCGTGTAAATGCCACTAATAAGTGAGAAAGACATTTTGATTGAAGCAGGGCGTCACTCCGATCGGGGTGGCGTTTTTATTTTGCTTTGGAGGATGAATATGAAAAAACGGAAGAAAAAAGGAAAGGAAAAATTGAGCCGTCGGGAATTGCTCGACTTGATGGGCGTTCACAGAGATACGTACAAGCGAGTGCGTGGGGCGATTAGGAGGAAGTAAGTAATGTTCAAACGTTGGGAATTAATATTCGATTGGAAAGAAAAGAAGATCGAGTGCAATAGATGTAAAGACGTTAATAATTACGCTAAATACAAGAAAAATTCGATGGTTATGTGTGAGAAGTGTTTATCGAATGTTTTGAGATAGGCGTTGATGATGTCGAAACTTGACGAATTTTTGATGTGGGAAAATCCCTCTTTTTGTTGTATTGTGTAGCCGGAAAGGAGGGATAGTGGTAATGACAGATGATCTGAAATCTTTTAGATTGGAACAAGTCGCAAGGAGAGCTTTAAGCTTGGACTCAAAAGAGGAAGATATGGCTGGAACTATCAATGCTGATTTTATTAACCGCAGAGGTGCATTTACAGTATTAGTTGCTGCTCTTTCTCCATACTACAAAAATGCTGACCTAGAGTTACGACGAAGAATTGACCAAATTGTTGATTCGTTCCGTTTTCTCGAAGATGATGTTTCTGATCAGGAATATTTTGAGGGAGTAGAAAGAGCGGCAAAGGTGTTAAAAGAATTTATAAGCGAAATACAAGCATCCGAGTAATCGGGTGCTTTTTTCTTTTTCCAAAACAAACACAAATACCGGAGGTGGCAGGTGATGTAGCAAGTGGCGGAAAAGCATATTCAGGCTGAAAAAGATTATGTCAAAGGCATGAAATATAAGGACATTGCTGAAAAATATGGCGTGTCTTTAAATACGGTCAAGTCATGGAAAAAGCGTTACGGTTGGACGCGTGAAAAGGGTGCACACAAAGAAAAAAGTGTGCACACAAAAAATAAAAGGGGCGCACCTATAGGAAATATAAATGCAAAGGGAAATAAAGGTGGTGCGGCTCCAAAAGGCAACCAGAACGCATTGAAGCACGGCTTTTTCTCTAAATACATTCCCGAAGAAACATTGGAAATCATGGGAATGTTAGAAGAGAAATCGCCTGCTGATTTGATATGGGATCAAATCATGATTCAATATGCCGCGATTATTCGGGCGCAGAAAATTATGTTTGTTACTGATAAGGATGAAATCATCAAGGAACTTAAGAAAGAAAAGGAATTCTCCACTGAAAACGGTGGGGGAACTGAAACAGAATGGGAATTCCAGTTTGCTTGGGATCGTCATGCTACCTTCCTAAACGCTCAGTCCAGGGCAATATCTGAACTGAGAAGCCTAATTAAACAATTTGAAGAAATGGCAAGCGCTGATGATGAACGTCGATTGAAGCTTGAACAAATGAAATTGGGAATTGAGAAAACCAAGAAAGAAACAGAATTCATTGAAGAACGCACTAAGCAGCTTAAAGGCGGCAAGAAAGACACATCATTGCTCGAAGCGCTTATTGAGACGGTGAAGAGCGATGAATAAGATCACTTTTTCACCGAAACAAAAAGAAGTAATTCGGGCACCGTTTGATGTAACACTAGAGGTGAACGAAGGAACGCCGCGTAGTGGAAAAACAACCGCTGGTGTGTTTCGTTATGCCTATTATTTAACGGTGACGCCTGATGAAAACCACTTGATTGTCGCCTTCAACCAAGAGCAAGCCTACCGTTTGTTTATTGAGTGCGACGGTTTAGGTCTGAAATATATCTTCGGAGACCTGGCGAAACTCAAACATGATGATAACGGCGATCATTTAGAAATACACACGCCAAATGGCATTAAAAAGGTTTACTACAAAGGCGGAGGAAAAGCGGATAGCCACAAGGCGATCACAGGGATGTCATTAGGTAGCGTGGTTTTTTGTGAGATCAATCTACTTCACATGAACATGATTCAGGAATGTTTCCGGCGTACATTTGCCGCTAAAATGCGGTATCATCTAGCGGATTTAAACCCACCGCCGCCGAATCATCCGGTTATCAAAGAAGTTTTTGAAGTTCAAAACACCCGCTGGCGGCATTGGACAATACATGACAATCCGATTATCTCGGAAGAGCGGAAGCAAGAAATCTATGAGACGTTGAAAAAGAATCCATACTTACTACAGCGGGACTGGTACGGCAAACGCGTCATGCCAGAAGGCGTTATATACAGCATGTTTGATATGGAGAAGCATATTAAACCTACGCTATTGGGCACGCCATACGAAATGTTTTTCGCCGCTGACGGTGGGCAAGGAGATGCAACAAGTGTTTCCTGCAACATTGTCACGAGATACAAGGATAAATTCCGCTTGAATCGTGTTGCTAACTACTATCATAGCGGCAAAGAGACGGGACAAGTGAAAGCGATGAGCACATATGCGCGGGAGATTAAAGCGTTTGTGAAATGGTGCGTCGAAAAGTTTGAGATGCGCTATTCGGAATTCTTTGTCGACCCAGCCTGCCGCTCGTTGCGTGAGGAATTGCATCTTGTAGGCATTGACACGAGAAAAGCGGATAATAACGCACATGACATCAAAGGAACATCGAAAGGCATTGAGGTAGGGATTGAACGTGCTCAAAACGTGATTACGAACGAACAATTTTTCCTTGTGGAAACGGACAAATACGGCCATTACCACTTTATCAAGGAGATCGGCTTATATTGCCGGGACGAAAACGGAAAACCGATTGACGAATACAATGACGCGATGGACGAGTTTCGTTACAGCGTCAATTATTTTTATAGACAATATGTATTGTAGGCGGTGGATGCAATGTTTAAGAATCTTATCGCACGCATAAGGCAGGTGATGTATCGCATGGGACTAATACGCGGGATTGAGAAGGTATTTGACCGCAAGGAGATTCCGATTAAAGAGGATTTCTACGACTTGATCGACAAGTGGAAAGCGCTCTATAGCGGCTATTGCAACGAGATACACGATGTTGAGTATAAAACCATTAGCGGCACGAAAAAACGCCGGATGGCGACATTGAATATGCCGAAAGTCGTCTCACAAGAATTGGCGACGCTCATTTTCAATGAGAAATGCTCTATCAACATTTCAGATGAAACGCTTGCAGAAAACATTAAGAGTGTGTTCGAAGCAAACAGCTTCTATATGAAGTTTCAGGACTATCTCGAATACAATTTTGCACTCGGTGGCATGGCCATTAAAGGATATGCAGAAGATGACCAAATTAAATTGTCATATGTCACTGCTGATTGTTTCATTCCAATCAGTTGGGATAACGCCGGAATCAAAGAAGGTGTATTTGTCAACGAAATTCGGCGGAGGGACAAAAAATACACACATTTAGAATGGCATTTATGGGACGGCCCGGAGTACGTTATCCGCAATGAGTTATACGAATCTAACGGCAGCGATTTAGGCGTGCTCGTGCCGCTTAATACATTGTTCCCTGACTTACAAGAAGAAACACGGATACAAAACCTAACGCGGCCGCTGTTTGTCTATTTCAAACCAAATACAGCGAATAACATTGACCTCAATTCACCGCTAGGTATCTCGGTCTATGCGAACTCGCTAGACACACTGAAATCACTTGATATTGCCTTTGACAGCTTCCAGCGGGAATTTAGACTAGGTCGCAAACGGATTATTGTACCGGCATCCGCTATTAAGACGGTCATTGACCCGCAAACAGGGCAGCAACACCGCTACTTTGACGCCACCGATGAAGTGTACGAGGCATTTAACCTAGACCAAGATTCAAACGAAATTAAAGACATATCGGTAGAACTACGTGTCGAGGAACACATTGCTGCGATTAATGCGTTATTGAACATCTTGGCGATGCAAATAGGTTTTTCTGCCGGCTCGTTTACGTTCGACGGGAAGGGCGTGAAAACAGCAACCGAAGTGGTAAGCGAGAACTCGAAAACCTTCCGCACAAAACAAAGTCATGAAACAGTGATCGAAGCGGGCTTGCAAGAGTTGGTCGAGGTTATTATTCAAGTCGCGGAATTGTATGGCTTTTTCTCACGCCCAGCGGAAAAGTATAAGGTTTCGGTTACGTTCGATGATTCCATTGCGGAAGATCAGACAGCTGAGATTAACAAACAAGTGTTACTTGTCACGAATGGCTTAACGAGCAAAAAACGAGCAATTATGAAAGTACACGGCGTGACGGAGGAAGAAGCCGAAAAAATACTACAAGAAATTTTGAAAGAGCAGCAAACCGTGACCGCACAAGCGATTGACTTATTCGGTATGCAAGGGGGTGGGGAATGATGGCTAAATACCGCAAAAAGCCGATTGTTGTTGAAGCTATTCAATGGAAAGGCGATAACTGGCTTGAATTAGATGAGTTTATTGGTGATTATCCTCATGAAACATATCCAAAGGATGGAATAATTAAAATTCACACATTAGAAGGGGTAATGGCAGCGAACATAGGGGATTACATCATCAAAGGAATAAAAGGTGAATTTTACCCTTGCAAACCGGATATTTTTGAAAAGACATATGAACCTGTAAAAGAAGATGATGCGTGATGACACCGGAAAGATCGCAACAACTCGCCATGCCCGTTGTCGAGGTGTATATGGCGATAGAGGAACAAATCCTCATTAATATTGCCAAGCAGTTACGCGAAAGCAAAAAACTGATGGAAGATGACATACAGGCGTGGCAGCTAAAGAAATTGATGGAGCTTGGAACACTGACGCAGCAAAACATCATCACGATTGCCAAACACGCCGGAATGGCGGTCAATGAAGTGTCCAAAATGCTAGAGGAAGCCGGATATTCCGCAGTCGATGAAATCGAAGGCGACCTTGCCGAAGCGGTACAAATGGGCGTTGCTGTTCAACCGCCAGCCATTGCAGAAAGTACGGCACTTGCCGCTATTCTCACCGCTTATCAGCAGCAAGCAATCAATACATTCAACCTTGTCAATACCACCATGCTACAGCAAGCAGAACAAGCCTATATCGACATTTTGAATCAGACGGTAGGAAAAGTATTGACAGGCGTACAAACGCCGCAACAAGCCTTACGCGAAACCGCCGCTCGTTGGGCAGAACAAGGGATTCCTGCTTTGATTGACAAGAAAGGGCGCAAATGGACGACAGAAGCGTATGTCAATATGGTCATGCGATCGATGTCGAACCGTATTTCGAATGATATGCAATTTGCACGCATGGATGACTATGGCGTGGACTTGATCGAGGTATCGAGTCACTTGGATGCACGTCCAAAATGTGCGCCGTATCAAGGACGAATCTATTCCCGGAGCGGCAGACATCCAAAATATCCGCCGTTTAATTCGACAAGTTATGGCCAGCCAGACGGCTTATTGGGAATTAATTGCCGACATGTGATTTATCCATACATTGAAGGAGTTTCAAAACAGCGGTTTCATCCGTATGACCTTGACCAAGTCAGCAAGGCATACAAACAAAGCCAAAAACAGCGGTATTTAGAGCGGCAAATCCGCTATGCCAAACGGGAACTTGCCATGATGGAAGCAATGGACGACAAGGAAGGTATAGAGAAAGCGAAAGAGAAAGTTAAACAAAGACAGGCTAAAATGCGGGAATTTATTAAAGAGACGGGGAGAACAAGGCAATATCATCGTGAGCAGATTACCCCGCTCGATGAAAAAACAAAGGAACATTTACGTAACTATAACAATGGTTTAGGAAATGGTAATCGGAACGTTCGAATTCCTAATTCTACACTGAAACATGCTGCTGTTGGTGATTTTACTAATCCTAAAAATCCAAAGAAACAAAAGATAGGAAATATGAAAAGTGGCGGCCATGGACAATCTAATATCCAGCTACTAGAAGAACATGGAATAGAGTATAATATAGTTGAGGTATTGCCTAATGGTGTAAGGTTGGGGAATGTGCCTAATCATAAGAATAAATTGAAGAGAACAGGAAAGAATCAAGTTTGGTTCCCAAAAAATTGGACAGATGAAGAGATTGAAAAAGCAGGCTTATATGTTGCTAATTTACAAGATAAAAATAAATATATACTTGAGGAAACTCCTGTTATTATAAGGAAATTTGCTAATTATAAGGGCGTTACAGTTGGTGTTGTTTATGATAAGCATCAACGTAAAATTACAACTATATTTCCTGATTCTGAGCAAAGGTTACTAGGAGGTGATATCCGTGATTAATTATGAAAGAGCTATGGAGATTCTAAAAAACAGGATAGAGATGGCTGAAAAATGGCCTGATATGGATGCTCCGGATGAATGGTGGGAGGAAATGCCAAAAATTCTTTCTAGAAATCAAAAAGAAACGGAGAAGTTTCTTGAAGAAAGGACAAGCAAAGAGCTCTTCTTTTTGGGTGAGATTTTCGAAGATATTGCGTACGAATTTAAAACAGATTCTTTCATTCAGTTTCTCTGGAATTTGCATAAGAAACATCCAAAGGCAGAACTGGAAGAAGATATAAAAAGAGCGGAAGAAGCTATTTAACAAAGCACTAGCTAACTATAAGTAGCGAGGTGCTTTTTTATTTTGCTTTTGAAAAGAATTGAAGAAATCAAGTGAGCCTAACTATTTTGGTTAAGGCTTTTTTATTTGCGTCGGTTTACCTGGGAGCGACGTTAAATAAAACAGGAGAATATCACCCTTACACGGGAGGTTTTAGCATGTCTAAACAAATCCAACAACCAACCGACCAAGCGGTTAATCTTGGAGGTTATCGTTTGAACTTGCAGTTTTTCGCCGATGACAACGGCGGTAATGGTGGAGATGGCGGTCAAGGAGGTCAAGGCCCGAATCCGATGCCGGCAGGAGATGGAGGTCAAGGTCAGCAACCGCAAAACCCACCGAAACAAGATCAACAACCGAATGACAAGACCTTTACGCAAGATGATGTGAACAACATCGTTGCGAAAGAGGTCAAGAAAGCGCAAGAGAAGCTTCTCAAACAGCTAGGAATTGACGATTTCAATTCTGCGAAAGAAGGCCTTCAAAAGTTCCGTGAATGGCAAGAGTCACAAAAGACGGAACAGCAGAAGCAAGCGGAACGATTGCAACAGCTAGAGCAACAATTCCAAACTGTGCAACAAGAGAAAGAAGCATTAGCGGCACAACTCGCCGCGGTGAAGGCGGGCGTGCACGCGGATTATGTGGAGGATGTCGTTGTATTAGCACAGCGGCTAGTGGACGACGATACCACAATGGAAGATGCGATTGCAAAGGTATTAGAAAAATATCCGCATTTCAAGGAAGCACAACAGCAGCAAGAACCACCAAAACCACAGTTTTCAGCAGGGCAACATCAAAAATTAAACGGCAGCGAGCCGCTAAGTTTACGTGAAGCATTAGCCCAGCGATTCGCGCAGCGATAAAAATCTAAAAAGGAGTGTTGCACATGCCTATCACATTAGAACAAGCGAAAGTCGGTATGGCCGACAAAGTAGATCAACAAGTAGTCGATGAATTCCGTCGTTCTTCTCTTTTACTTGACCGTTTAGTATTCGATAATGCTGTTTCGCCGGGTACAGGCGGCTCTACATTAACATACGGATACCAACGCTTGAAAACACCGTCTACCGCTCAATTCCGTAACATCAACGAAGAATACGCAGCAAACGAAGCAGACCGCGAAGACATCTATGTACAACTCAAAATCTTCGGCGGTGCGTTCAAAATCGACCGTGTGATTCAAGATACAAGCGGTCAAATCGATGAAATGCAGTTCCAATTGCAACAAAAAATCATTGGAGCACGAAACTTGTTCCATTACACCGTCATCAACGGCGATTCCGCTGTCGATTCTAAAGCGTTTGACGGACTCAACAAAGCGCTAGCTGGTTCGTCTACGGAATTGAATACAGGTGGTGTCATTGACGTATCGACTGCCGCTGCTATTGAAGCGGATAAATTTGCATTGCTTGATGCCATTGACAGTTTCCTTGCAGAATTAGATGGCCGCCCAACAATGCTCATGGGTAACAGCAAGCTCATCACGAAAATTAAGTCTGTTGCTCGTCGTGCTGGATACCTAACTCAATCTGAAGATGCGTTTGGCCGCACGGTACAAGGTTATGAC